CCCGGCAGCGACATCGCCCGGCAGCGTGACCCCGCTATAGATGGACTTGGCCACGCGAGCGGGCCAGGTCTCGGCGAGGGCTGAGGTAAGGCTAAAGGGCTTCTTGGGAGGAGGCTCAGAGCTATCGAGCACAAACCCCTCTGGTAGCCCGCCTGCAGACGGAGCGGGTGTGTCCAGAACAAACCCCTCCGGAAGGTCGCTCATAGTTGCGGCCCCAGCGGTTGCCAGTTTCCACTACGATAGATCATGCGTTGCTTGGTCTGAGGGTTGGTCGCGGTAGCGCCCTCGCTGATGGTCGCCGCGGCAGCGTTCTTTGCCGTCGGCCCCTCGACGCGATAGCTGTCGCTATAACGCTTCAGTTCGGGGGACGTTTTCGCCGTGCGGTCGAACAGATCGTTGTGCTTGCTAATCGTGGCTTGAGCCGCGCGCTGGCCAATGTCGAGAATTTTGCGGATGGACGCTTCGTCCAACTCGATCTGACCACCGACCATCTGTTGCGTATAACGGCGGTCGCCCTCTGAAATGGCGGTGCCAGAACCAAACGCCCTGATGATGCTGGCAACGCGCTCGCCCATGGCGGCCCTAAAGGCTTCCGTGTTGGCAACCTGTCGGCCATCGAAGCCTAAAAACGATCCTACCTTTTGCAGGGCAAGCCGGTCACCCGCTCGGATCCCGCTGATGATGCCTTTGTCAGCGTTAAGTTGCTCATTAACCCGGCTGATCGCTTCTATGTCTTTGACGGCCGCGCTTGCGCCTTCCCGCGACTTGTCGATCATTGGAATAATGGAATCCTTGAGGACCGCGAATTCACGCTTGTCGCGGGCGTCCCGGTCGAGCCAGTCCGGAAATGTCTCGCCCGGTCTTTTGCCGGCCAGATAGTTTTTGTATTCGGGCGTCGGTAGCAACCGCTCCTCGATCTTGGCGGCGGCGTCTTGAAAGACCTTGCCGGACCCCTTCTGCAACACCTCGGCCGCAGCAGCTTTCTGCTGCAGGAAGGACAATTGCTGCCGGTAGGTCCGGCCGGGAGGAATGAGGCCACCGAGCGTTGGGTCGTTGGTGACGCTCGCCATGCCCACGTCGCTTGCTGTCGTGCTCGGCGCCGGCGCGGGAGCTCCGTTGGGGCCGGGAAAGCGGTCGCTGACGACCTGGTTGGGTGTTGGCTGTGGCGCTTGTTGCGGCTGTTGCGGTTGTTGCGGTCGCGGCACTTGGTCGACGAATTGTTGGACCTGGGCAACCTGCTGGGGCGAGAGTTGCTGGGTCGCGTCAAACCCAAGTTGCCTTTTTACGGCGGCAGCAACGTAATCCGCGTTCTTTCCGGTAAAGGGCGACGACGATATAATCCCGGTTACGGACTGTCCGGTGCCGTCGCTGGGAACGCGCGGGGCGGCAGGAGCCGAAAACATGTTGCCGGGCGGGGTCGTGGTGCCGGTGGGTGGTGGTGCGCCGGGGATGCCACCCCCGAAAGCGTCCTTACCAGCATCTTGTACAGCCTGGATCGCTTGCTGGTGTTGCAGGCCCTTGGCCACCTCGATGCCTGCTGGCGTGCCGCCCAGGGTCAGGAGGGACTTGTAGAGCGACGGCAGATCCGTTGGCACCCCGTTCTGGAACGCATCCTGATTGCGCCGCTTGTAGGCCTCGTCGAGGCCGGCGTAGTAGGCCCCCGGCAACCCTGCGATCTGCTTGGCAAAGTCGGTGGCGTCCGGCGGGCCGTGGGCGATCAGGAGGTCGAGGCTGTCGGCAGGGGTGATGGGCATGGGTTAGGCCGTCGGGGGTTTCGGCGGAACCGGCACCCCGGCAGCGGCAGAGGCCGCCGCTTGCAGAACACCCATCCCGGTCGTCCAGATGTTCTTGGAGGCGTTGTAGTCGGCCAGCTTGGCATCCGCATTGGCATTGCCGATGCCCGTCTGGGTCGCCTGCGCCGCCTGTCCCTGCTGCCCGTAGAGGCCCGCAAGGCCTTGGCCGAGGTTGGCATACATGCCTGCCGCCCCGCCCACCGCGCCCTGGTTGGCGCCGAGATAGGGTTGCAGCCTGGAAACGTAGTCGCCATAGAGCCGGTTGGTGTAGTCGGTCGCGAGCTTGGTGGTGTCGGCAATGGTGTTGCCTGAGTTGAGCATGCCGCGCGAGGCCGCACGCCGGTCGTTCTGGTCGAGCGACTGCGTGAGCCCCTCCTGATAGCCGGGGTTCTGCGTGAACAGCGCCCGTGCCCGCGCCAGGCCTTCCGGCCCGTTGGCACCCGTCGCATCGCCAAAGGCTCCAGCCCCACCCGAGGTGCTCGCGATGAGCGGATCGTAGAGGCTGATGCCCTGATTGACGTTCGAGGTCAGCGCGCTCGTGCCCCTGTCGTACAGGTCCGACAGTTGGCTGTAGCCCTGGTTGAGCCCGGCTACGCGCGCCGCGGCGGCGTCTTTGGCGGGCTTAGATGAAAAAAATCGAATAACGAGATGACACGCACTCCTCTGTTAGAGGTGGGGCCAGCATGCCGCCAGCCACAGTTCAAGCAACGCACCCCTAGACCTCGGTGCGCAGCGTCCGCACGATGGTGTCGACCAACTTCAGCCACGAATACCATTCGATGCTGATGAGACCGGTCTTGGGGTCGATCACCGGCACGGTGACATTCGGCAACGGCGGCAGCTTGGGTGACAGCGTGACCATCAGTTCGATCCCAGTATGGTGGCCTGGTCGCCGCCCATCAGGCCGACATGCACGGGGTCGGTGACGTCGAGCCGCCAGCGCCGTCCCATCGGCCCCGCCATGCCGGTGCGGGTGACGGTGACGCGCACCTCGCCGCGGCCCTGCGGTCCCAGTTGACGGTGCAGCGGATTCCCCCACGACACCCCTCCATCGTCCGACCACGACACCCGCACGCGGGGCTGGGTGGCGATCGGATCAGGGCCGGTGGCAATGCCGACACCGGAGGCGAAGTTGAAGTCGGCGCGCGGCACGACGGTGCGGTTGGGAAACTTAGCCACCGGGCCGCTCTCGATGCGGTAGAGCAGCGGGTCGCCGTCCTCTTCGTGCGCGGTCTCGTCGACCGACAACAGTTTGCCCGACATGGTGTCGCCGACGATCCACCTGTCGAAGGCGAACACCGCCTGGGTGCCGCGCCAGCGCGGGATCAGGTAGGAGGCGCGCTCGTTCCATTTCTGGGTGTTGAGGTCGAACTCCCAGGTCCAGTCGGCGCACGACAGCACCCATTTCGGATGACCGCCTGAGATGTAGCAGGAGGCCTCGAGCGTGTTCTTGTCGGCCACGGCCGCGATCAGGCGATCGAGATGCGGCGGCGACACCTTGTCGGGCTGGTAGCCCTTCAGGCGGCAGACCGTGTTGTCATCGGCCACCCAGAGCAGTTCCTGCCCGAAACCATCCTCGTGCCCGGCGACGGCGTAGCGGCCCGCTATTCCACGTGAAACAGTAGTCACCAGCGAGTAGGGAAAGGCCGGCGGCGTGTTGGCGGTGTCCTGATAGATTTGGATAGAGGACTGGCCGAAGATGTAGAGCTGATCGTTCCAGGGAATGGCCCGCAGTGCGCCATCGGGCTTGGCGTCTGCCACGGTGAAGCCGAGCCCGTTCACAGTGACGGCGTTGAGGTCGGAGTTGATGACGCGACCGTCGCCGCGGGTGAAAAAAAAGTATCCGTGCTGGAAGCACACCGAGTTCACCCCGGCGGCATCGATGTCGGCGAAGGCACTGACCGCGCTCGAGGTCACCGTATAGGCACCGTTCTGCGGATCGACGAACACGACATCGGGCGTGGTGTTGTTGTTGCGCGCCCAGAAGCCCTTGTTGGTGGTGGTCAACAGCGTGCCGCTCAGTACCGTCTCGGTGCCGGTGGAGTTGAACGTGGCCACCTTGCCGTTCCATGCGCTGTAGAGCGTGCCCGCGACCTGCAGGCCGCCGCAGAATGTCTCCTGGGTCGAGGTGGCGAACCGGGTCAGGCCGGGACAGCGCGCCCACACGGCACGGCCGTCGCCGAGCGGCTCGGCGAAACAGTTGAGCAGGCGGCCGGCGCCTTCCTGCGGCACGCGGCCGGGGGCCGACGAGAGGGGGAAGGGGATTGCCACCATGTCAGAAATATTCCGAGCGCATAACCTCGTAGGTCGGGCCGCCGCGCGCCGCCACCCGCATCTGCTGCTTGGCGATTTCCATCACGCCGATGTTGCCAGCGCGCCCGTAACCCGGCGCCGCAAGCTCCGTGATGTAGTGCACGAGTTGGTTAAAGATCGTGAGCGGAAACTCGTCGCTGTCGGCGAGCCGGATGACCTCCTGGCCCTCCAGATCGGCAAGCGCGGCATCGATCAATCCATCGACGGCATCGACATCCTCGGCGGACGCCGCATGCCCGACGCCGAGCACGCCGAGCTCTTTCAGAACCGCGTCGATCAGTTCAGGCCGCGTCTTGGTCGACGGCATTTGGTTTCACTCTCGGTGGCCGTCCGGGGCCGCGCTTGGGGACATCCGGCGTTTCGTCGGCAGGCTCCGGCGGGCGCTGCGCGTCGTGCTCGCGCTGTTCCGCAGCGGTCAGTTCAACCGCGAAGAAGCGGTTGCGGATCGCCCGCTGAATAATGGAAGGGTCTTTGACGGCAACCGCCTTGCCCTTATCAAAACGGAGTCCGAATATTTTGCAGTAGCTCGGGCCCATGCCGCTGCCGTCTTCGCGTTGGTGTAGTTCGTCCTCTCCCGTCCATGTAATTTTAGCCACTGACTGTCCCTTCCTGAAAGGGAGGCGGGTGTTGCCCGCCCCCCAAGTTGTTCACGGCATCGGTAGATATTCGACCACCACAAAGCCAGCGCCCGCAGTAGCCGCAACGGTCGTGGCATGCGTGGCAATCACCGGGGTATCGACCGTCGGCGTTGCGGTGGTGGCGGTGGCCAACGCGGTGCCGCCGGTGATAACGCCGGCAGTTGCCGTCGAGATGCCAGTGCCGTAACTGGCATCGGATGCGACAGTGCCGATCTTGATCGTGTTGGTGGTGCCGTTAAACGCCGTCGTGATGATGACGTAGGTGCGCAGCACGATCGAACCGGCCGGCAAGGTGCCGACTTGCACGATGCCGCCAACGCCGTCGCCAAACACGATAGGAGCCCGCAGGTAGGTGACGATCTGATAGCCGGTGGAGCGGGCTGGTGCTGCTGGTAAGACTGCCATGATGTAACTCCTTGTCTATGGGTTTGCGGTTGCTGTGCGTGCCACAGATCAGGAGTCGGGCGCGGCAGCGAAGAAGCCGGTGGCGATCGACCATTCCTTGAGCGCGCCCGCGATGGTTTTTTTAAACATTTTGCCGACGCCGTAGGCCATTTCGACACCGACGCCCTTGAGAAATTGGTAATCGGTTTCGTCTCTCTGCGTGGGACGCGCCATCTGCCCCCAGCCGAACGCGAGCGCACCCTGCCCGCACATCCAGACCGGACGCACATCGGTCTTTGTGTCAGGGCTGGCGTCGGTAGCACCGGCCAGGTCGTAATAGGCCGGGCAGCGGGTATCGATCTCTGGAACCTCCCGGTGGATCACCCCGTCGTCGAGCAGATCGCCGTCCTGGAAGATCGGGTTCTTGTCCATGCCGTTGCCCTCCCGCGGGCGGGCAGTGGCATTGATGGTTTCGAGATCCTGCTTGAGATCGCGGAAGGTGCGGGTGCCGTGGAAGGCGACGAAGTATTCGCGACCGTCAGTGGTCTTGTAGGGCCGCAGTTTCGGCGTGGCGTTCTTGGCAATGCGCTTGAGCAGGCGCATGGCGGCGCGGTTGCAGCGGTCGTCGGTGGTGTCGAGGGTGGCGGTCGCGGTCGCGAACACGTTGCTGACGCCATTGGACACCAGTTTGCCGAACAGCACGCGATCGGAGTTGTCCGTCAGCCAGGTATTGCGCTGGGCGGCGGTGGCAGCCGCGAACTGAATGCCGTTGACGCGCTGGCCGGCGTTGGAGTCGAGAAGGACCGGGGCCGACTCCGAAGGCAGCGCATAGAGCGCGTCGACGATTTCGTCGCGTTGCTTTGACTTGCCCCAGTCGCCCAAGAGCGAGCGGGCCTCGTCGAACACCTCCGCTGAATCCTTGCGGCGGGCTGACTTGTTGGAAACCACGGCGTTGCGGGCGTAGTCGATCCACAGCCGCATGCCGTAGTCGTCGATCTTCTCTTCGTTGCCGACCAGCGGGCCGGAGCCGACGCCCGCGCCGGTCAGGGCGGCGACGAGCGGGATGTTCATCTGGTTGCCCGCGTCCGTCAGCTCGCGACGGATGCGGATGATGGCGCCCATGTCTTCGCCCATGTAGGGGCTGAACAGGTTTTGCCGGACGTATTCGAAGTTGATCTGCTTGGTGAACTTGGTGAGGACGTTATTGATCTGTGGAGTGCTGATGGCCATGGTGGCCGTCCTTTCCTACCGGGCGGGGCGCTAGCGCCGCATGCCGGTTGTCGCGTGCCGAAACAGGGCCTCGTCGGACAGGTCGCCGTCGTCATCACCGCCAAGGGCGGCGCCGGAGGGCGACATGCTGTTGAGGGATGGGGGCAGGCGGACTGGGGAAGGAGAACGAGCGCCGTTGGTCGATGGCACGACCGAGAGGCGCGCGAAGGCAAGAGCTTGCTTAAGAAACTCCGGGTCTTTCAGAGCCTCCTCGCGAACCTTCTTATTGTAGGCATCCAGATCGTTACCGACGATCGTGGTGCGCTCATGCTGGGCGTACCAAGCCAACAGTTCCCGACCGGGGTTAGGAGCGTCCTTAACCCGGAGGATTTCAGCGGGAGATGCCTGCTGCACCGCGGCCAAAGCCTGATCGAACCGGGCGGGATTAGAACTGCGGGCAAACTCGAAACTGAGTTCACCCCGCACATTCTTGATCTCGCTCTGCCACTCGCTCCGCATGTGGGCTTGATAGCCAGCCGGGTCGAGCAGTGGATCGGGCGGTTCTGGAGCCTTGGGCGGCTCCGGCTTGGGTTGGCTGCGCCGCAGTTCGGCGAGCTCGCGCTCGTACTGCTGGGCTCTGGCTTCGGCCGCGCGGCGGTTCTCGGCTTCCTCGCGATGGCGCCAGGACGGGATCCACCCCTCCTTTTCTCCATCGGTCGGTTGCGGAGCATGCGGGGGCGGCGCTGCGTCGGCGGCGGGGGCATCCCCGGCCTTGGGCGCAAACCGTCCATGCTCGTCGCGCGGTTGGCTGCCGGTTTCGGCCGATCCTTCACGGGAAGGTTGCGGCTCGTTCTCGGGGGTTTCCGCGGCGGCTGGCTCGGAAGGAGCCTCCTTGCCCGCCATGGCCTCGTTGAACAGGTCCGCGTCCGAAATATCGACATCAACAACGGTAGGTTCGTCTGCCATCTAGTTCCCCGTCCAATTCGCGTTTCGCTCGCGACTGCGGAATCCACCCCTTGACGGCGGGCGTGCCGGTGCCTCGTTTCGTCGAGGCTCACGCGGCGGGGAGATTTGGCGGCAGGGGGGTTTTGAGCAACGCACCAGGGCGGGCGGCAATTTTTAGACGGCCGTTGACTTCAGGAGTCCGGCGCGGTTGGGTGGGGGCGGCAAACTGATAGGGAGACCATCATGAACATCAGGATGGCGGCTGTGGCCGCCTGCGCTCTGACGCTCGGCAGCAGCCCGGCGTCGGCCAGCATCATCACGGTGATGTATACGGGGACGTCTTTGGGTGTTTTCGTGTTGTCGCTACCCACCAGCCCGAATTTCGTTCATTTCTCCGACGTAAGCACCACGGAGACCTACGTTTTCGACACCAACGTAGGCACCGTGACGTTTGACGGCAACGGCGGGTTCACGCTCACCGCAGCTTTAAGCGCTCGCATAGACTTGTACGACGTTCCCGGCATTTCGCCGCACGCTGCCTACAGCGTGATCCCTACGAACACCCTTGTCGTCAAGGGTGAGACGGTAGACGTGATAAGTACCGGCAGTGGCGTCGGATCCAGTATGTTCGTCATTGGGGGGGGCGGCCCATTTCAGGTCGGTGCCTGTCCCAGTTTCTTTGGGCCGTGCGGGTCTTTCACCGTCCTGACCACCACGATCACGGGCGATCTGCCGGTGGCGAGCCCGGTCCCGCTACCCGCTGCCGGGGGAGGACTGCCTGGTCTGTTGGGCCTCGGCTGGTGGTTCTGGAGGCGGCGGCGTCAGGCAAACGTACAGGTGAAGTGACGGCCGATATCGACGCCCTGATTGGTCTGCAATTCCACCGTCACTGACCAGGGCGTTCCGGTATGAGAGTCGATAGATTTCAACACATAGTCTCCCGACCACCACAGTGCCTCGGTCAGGTTGGGTAGCGTGTCGCCGGATTGTGCCCCGGTCCAAACGATCGGATAAGAGGCTCCACTAGGGACAATCAGCGACCTTGCGGTTCCGCTCGCCGTCTCAAGATCGATGAGATAAGGATAGGAGGTGGCGACATTTGAGGCATTAACAAAGCCAAGAACAGACGGCCTTAGATTGAGCGTCGTCACGAAGCTCGCGTCAACGGCTGCGGTGTTCACCGTGATATTGATCTTCTTGATGTAACCAATGATATGCCGGAACGCGAACCCGCCAGCTTGGGTGATCGTGCCCCTGTTATATGACGTGAGCGGAATATGGTCCGGGGCCTGCGACAGTGCGTAGATCAGGGAGCCGTCGTCCGAGGTGACTGGCGCCACGCCTGCGCAATCTGTGCATGTGAAATCCGGGCAGGGATGAAGGCGAAGCCCAAGAACCCCGGTTCCCGGCAGGCTGCTTGGAAACCCGCTCGGCCACGTCGTGTGAATATAGGTATAGGTCGCGTCCTGGGTCAGGTCGGTGATCCGAAAGTATGGGGCAAATGCTGTTACGGTGTCTTTCCGACACCACGCCATCCAGTTGCCTTCGCATATCCAGGCGCCGCCGCCGTCATAGGAGTGGATGTAGGAATTTGGAATAGCAATAACACCAGAGGTCATGGACGCCCCGGAGATGTTATTAATTCCCTCGCTGGAGAGACCAAAAAAAGTCATGCTGCCGTCAACGAAATCAGCAATAACGCTATTTGTAACCGTAATCGACTCGCACCGCCCATAACTCGTAGGCGTTTGCCAGAGGTGGTTGATGGTGCTGTCCCTTATGACGACGTTCCTGGCAGACCCGACGATCTGGTATAGGTTGCAGTTGTCTATCAACATGTTTTCCATGTTGCTTCCGGTAAACAAATTCAATGACGCAGTAGGACTGTTCACGTCTTGCATGGTGAACTGTTGCGTCCACTTGTCCACCTCCATGCTGAAGATGCCAAGATTGCCGCCGATGAGGGTCCATGATTGACTACCGGAGGCAAACACCCCACAAGTCGTCGACCCCATAAACGGCGAACTCAATGACGGATTGATAAAGGTCGGATTAATGAATGTAATCGATCGGCCTGGCGCGTTGCTATAAGCGTTTGGGGTATCAAGAGTGATGTCAGTGTAGGTATGCTCTACGTCCCATTCTGCATCCATGGCGTAGAGCGTTGCTGGGCCACCGTTGTCTCCCGCCGAACTCGTGTTATACAGCGGCCACGTTGACTTATAATAATGCTGCAACGGCGTGGTGGCGAACGAGATCTCGCCAGTTGTGGTGTTTTTGCCTGAGATCAAGACATAATCAATGAACCCAGAATTTACTGGCCAACCATAGATCTCTAGATCAATCCCAGCCAGACACGCCCAGCGGCCAACTTCAAATATATTAACAGCGTTAGCTATGGTCGTCGCATTGGGAAGCGAAGCGTTCGGCACGACAAACACTGAGGTCGCGCCTCTGGCAACCGTGGCAACCCGCGTGCTGCGAAGGTTGTCCTGGGTAAGCGTTTTAGTACCAAACCCCGTGGCGCTTACTAGGTTTCCGTTGCAATTGCTGAAGATCGCGCCGCCGTACATGATGACGTTGAGTTTCTTGATGCCAATAAAGTTGCAGCTGCTGAGAGGGGTCGATAGCGTGTAAAGATATCGGCCGGCAGGAATATCCAGTTGTATGAGGTCGCCGGGATGGGCCGCCTCCCAAGCCAAAGCAGCGGTTTGGAAAGCCGCGAAAGCAGGCGCATCCATATGGCCCCACTCGACCGACTTCGTGGACGCGACCAGCGCCGTTCCGGTGAACGAATCTGCCAGCGTGATCGTCGTCGACGTTGACGCCGTAATGGTGCTGCCAAAGAACGGCGCTCCGGAGTCGGCAGTCGCAAACCCAACGATCTTTCCGACCTCGGCATTAGGCGTCGTGCTCCAGAGTGCGGTCGAGGCCGTCAGCAGTTTGTTGTTGCTGCTGGTCGGAATGGTGAGCACCGCGTTGTTCACCTTGATGCCGTCGCCATAAGCATTGTTCGAGCTGAAGTCTGTCTTGATGTTGTAGACCTTGGTCGTCATAGCGTCAGGCCGCCCTTGGCACCGAAGAAGGTGCGGCAGTCGGCCGGCTCGGTGCCGGTCAGGAGACGGCCAATCGAGATAGCGCCGTAGAAATAGACGTGCTCGTTGGAGCCGCCACCACCGTCGGCGGCAATTATAAAGCCGCCCGCATTCGACGCAGCCATGGAGGTAACCACGGCTGTGCCGTTATTGACTTTCAGTGAGGTGCTAGAAGTGTTTCGAACATCGGTCAGCACCAGCACCGTGTCCTGACTCCAGTCGTTATTGATGGTGCTAAAGGTTCCCGTCGAGTCTATCTGATAGATGCCCGTGGACCCGCCCAGATGCGAGACGTCACACACAACGGAGGTGCCGCCCGAATAAATGCGACAATAGGAATTGACCGGCGAGCGATCCTGGTAGGTGCCCATGCGCGTAATCGGTTCTACATGAGTAAAGTTCCGCGCGAGAGAGTCATTGACACCATCGAACTCCAGGTACCAAAGCCCGCTGCTGGTGCGTAGGATCGGACGATTGCCGCTGGTGGCCTGCAACAGGTGATTGCCGTTGCCGGACTTGTCGTCGATGCGCGCGACCGGATCACCAGCCGCAGTTGCAGGCGTCGTACCAGCAACATCCTGCCATGTCGTCGAATGATCTGACGGATCCCACCAGCCGCCAGTGTTACTGGAGAACAGCGATGTCGGATCGAAGGCACTGACGGTAGCGATCGTCTTGGTCACGGTGTTCGACCAGTCCGAATTGGTGGCTCCGGTGCGCTCAGTGCGGGCGCGCACGTACCAGGTGCCGTCCGCCCAGGTGCCGGACGAGAACGTCAGCGCGTTGGCCAAGTCCTCGCCACTATCGACCGTGTTGGTATAGGCGGTGACGCTGAGCGAGAAGTCGGAAGCCGTGGAGCGTTGGAACCGCACAGTGTCGCCGACCACCAGATCGGCATCGGTGGGCGCTGAGAAACTGAAGATCGGCGGCGAGACATCAACGTCGGAGGTCCACACGATCGTCGGCGTGCCGGGCGCTGGCAGCGTGTCAGACACGTCGGTGATGGTGACGGTGATGGTCTTGTTGGTGGCGTAAGTGGAACCGCTGCTCGGGGTCGCGGTAACCTGTACGACGTAGGTGTTGTTGCCGTCGGCGTCGTCGGGGGCCTCGAAATCCTTGGCGGGCAGCGACAGGTTGTCGGAGGCGAGCGTGAACAACGCGGCGTCGGCCCCGCCGGTCTTGGTCCAAGTCACGGTCTTGTCGGCGGTCAGCACAACGGCAAAGCCCGCGTTCTCGGCCACCGTCTGCGTGGACGACGTCAAGATAACCGGCGGCACCTCGTCGATGTCGTTGACGCCGACCGTGAGCGTGCGGTTGATGCTGGAGCCGGCGCCGTTGTTGGCGTTGATGGTGACGCTGTAGGAGGTGGCGGTTTCGTAGTCGAACACGATGGCGTTCTTCAGCGCCGCGCCGGTGAGCGTGAACGCGCTCGAGGGATCGGCGGTCTTGCTGAAGGTGTAGGTGCCGGTGCCGCCGACCACCGTGAAGGTGCCGATGGTGGTGCCGATGGCGGTGTTTTCGTCCTGGAAGCGGTTGGAGATCAGGATCTGCGGACCAATGGGTGCGCGACCGCCGCGAGTGGCGACCTGGGTCAGCGAGATGCCGAGACCCAACATTTCAACTGATGCCTACGATGCCGGTGGCGGTGGAGCCCGCCAACACTTTGGTGCAGCGAATCGGCAGGATGGTGCCGGTCGGCACCGCCGTGAAAGTGACGGTGGTGCCGTTGGCGGTCACCACCTGGACATCACCGACCCCGCCGATGTAGAGGGCGCGCGTCGTATAGGCCAAGGTGGAACTAGAGGGCGAGATCGAGACGGCGTCCCAGCCGGGATCTGAGAGATTGCCGGTTACGCCTTGAAAGCGGTCACCCATTGGGGGCTCCTGTCGTTGGTTCTGGCGGTGGATCGGGCAGCGCGATCTGCAGCCCTGCCTGGGCGGCCATCTGTTGCTGGCCGTCGGGCGGCAAGTCTTTGTAGGAGATGCTTTCGGACGGTGGCCGGGCGGCATTGGCGGCGGCGAGGCGGCGGTCCTCCTCGGCATCGCGGATGTCGACCTCGCGCTGCTGGTGGGTGTTGTGCAGATCGACCAGGTGGGCGCGCTGGTCGATCTCGTCCTTCATGCGCATTTCTTCGAGCTTGAGCTCGCGGTTGAGCGCTGCCTCGCGGCGCTGGAACTCGAGCTTCTGCTCGAACTGCTGGCTTTCCATCTGCAACTGCATCTTGCCGCGCTGGTCTTCCAGCATCAGTTGCTGCTGCATGGCCGCGACCTTGGGATCGGGCGGCGGCGGCTGGTTCTGCTTGGCCTGGATCTTGGCTTGCATGCCCTTCTTCAGTTGCGAGGGTAGCGGCGTGAGCTCGAGCACGACCTCGGGGAATTCCTGCGCGAAGTTGGGGCCGAGCGACTGCAAGACGCCGAGCGCGTCGGCCTGCATGTTGATGACATCGGGGCCTTCGTCGAGCACGATGTCGACGTCGAGCGAGCCGACCGCATTGATGATGGTGGGTTGGCCCCATTCGTTGACCGACAATTGATTGATGCGAAAGAACTGCGGCAGGTCATCGCTGTCGGTGACGCGGATCCAACGCTCTTGCGTCCAGTACTTCTGGATGATGTTGAGGAGATCGCGATAGACCCGGATTTTCCAGTTCTTGAACGCGCCCATGAAGGGGCCTAACTGCGACATGCCGGCCTGCTGCAACAGCGCGATGGCGCGGCCGGAACTGTCCTGCAATCCTTGCCCTAACAAAGCGAGGTTGGGGCCGAAGTTCTCGATCATCTCGCGCGAGCCGTTCATCAGCTCCAGATGCGCCCGCATGTCGGCCATCTGGCGCTGGTCGTCGGCGATGTATTGGCCGTTCGGCACCGGGTTGAGTTCGATCCAGCCGTCGGCTCTGGCTTCCTCGCGCCGTGCCGTCTCGACATCGTCGACCATGCCCTTGGTGGCGCGGATGCGGCGCGAGTTCAGTTGGTGCATGGCCTTGGAGCGGCGCAGGTTGTATTCGTCCTGCGGGTCTTTCCACTGCCGGTGAAAGCCGTAGCGGTCGCCGTCGTGATCAATCGAGGCGCAGAACATCCGGTATTTGGGGAAGGTCTTGTTGCGCTCGTCGACATAGGGCGAGACGCCCTGGTCCATGATGGTGTTGCCGACATAGATGCACCAGCGCCACTCGCCTTTGCTGATGTACCAGTGATCCACCAGGCGCACGCGCTTGCTGGTCGAGTTGGCCCAGATCACCTCCCGATCGCTATCCTGCGTCATATCGGTGCCGCCGAGGCCGCCGCCCTCCATCAGGCTGTCGATCTCCTCGGCCTTGTCGGGGAAGAACTCCTTGACCTGCTCGGGATCGGCCCATTTCGACACGCCCATGTAGCGGGCGTCGGTAAAGCCCGGATCGAACGAGCGCGGGTCGTAGAAGAAGGTGTCCGGGTAGACGATGTGGATGCGGACGTCGGGATCGCCCTGGTCGCCCTGCTCGAGGTCGTATTCGAGGCCGCCGATGGCATCCACGGCGCCGAAGCGGGCGATGCGCGGGTGCTTGCCGTTCCAGTCGTTGGCGTCGAGCGCAAAGCGCAGCACTGCCGTCGCCAGATCGGCGCCCTGCTGGTGCTGCGGGGTGCGCGGATAGCATTTCGGGTCTTGCCGCAAGCGTTCGACGATGCCGACGACGGCGTTGTATTTCGGATGAATGACGTTGAAGGTGACCACCGGCTGGCCGCGCTTGCCCAGCTTGGCGATCTCGTCCTTGGTGTACTGGTCACCGCTGTCATAGCGCCGGGCTTCCTTCTGCTCCTGGATTTCCGCCGATTTGGAGCCGAGGAAGTCGAGATATTGCCGGCGCAGCTTGCTGATCGAGTAGTATTTACCGTCATCCTCAAACGTGTCGTCGCCGCCGTGTTGCGGAGCGGCAGCGCCGTCGCGCGCGGAGGCGACCAAGGCTACCATCAGGCCTCCCCGTCCACGGGCTTATAGTCGCCGGGCAACTTGTCGGCGGACAGTTCCTGCGGCGTGGACTTCGGGCTCAACTGATCAGCGAAGCCGCGCAGGTAGAGGACGTAGTTCTTGTGCTCGGCTGGGATCACGTCGGCGACCAGCCGCAGGTTGTCGGCATGCTGTTTGGCCTTGTCGCCGGTGATGGCGATGCCGGGTGCCTTCCAGTCGGCGAACTGCACGGGGGCGAGGTTCTTCACCGGCCCGTGGTCCTTGACCACGAAGACGCCTGCCCGATCGATCCGCTGCGGCCCCAGTCCCGGCGTTGGCTCCGGTGCTGGTGTCGGCGGCTCGGGTGGTGCCTCCGCTGCGGTTGGCGCTGCAGGCTTGGGCGCGGGGGCCTTGGGCTCTACCTTGGGCTCCTCAGCCTCGACCTTCGGCTCAGCGGCCTTTGGCCTTGCCCCTGCCTTTGCCTTTGCCGTCGTCTTCTTCGTCATCATCCTCGTCCTCATCAGCCTTGGCCTTGCGGGCGACCGGCGGTTCCGGCGGCGGCGCGGTGGAACGCAGGCTTTCGAGATCCTTGGTGATGGCGGCCTGCAGGCTCGCGGTGCCCGAGGGCGTGGCGAGGTGCATGGCGGCGACGTTTTGCTCGATGCGGGTGACGATCTCGTCCGGCGTTTCGGTGATTTCTTCTTTGGGCGCGGCGGCCTTTTGTTCAGCCATTTTTTGTTCAGCCATGGGAGTGCGCCTTTGCGGGACCGACGACATCGCCCAATCTCTGTAGTTCAACCTTGAGCTTGTCGTGGATGGTTTCGGCGCCGGACGGGCTGGTCTCGCGCAAGTTGGCGATCAGGCCGGTAATGCGCGCCAGCAGCGCCTGGGGATCCTTGTCGTCCTTTTCCTGCCGATCTTTTTCCGCCTTCTCGGCCTTCTCGCGCTCGGTCTGCTGCTTGCCGGCGCGCTCGGCGTGCTGATCGGCTTGCGCCCGCATTTCCTCGGCCGCGCCAGTATGTCTCTGGTCGTGGGTCTTCTGGTCGGTGCTTTTTTCAGCCATGGGGGGCGCTCCAAAGTGGGCGCTGGCCAGGAGGGCATCGCGACCAGCGCCCGAGGTTAGGCAGGTACGAGTAGTAACGAACGGGGGCAAAGTCGGCCGCGGGGGGCCTGCGAGCAACGCACTGTGGCGGCAATAGCCAGACACCCCATAGGTTGACACCGGGGGGGTGTCGGGTAGGGGGGTGTCTGGCTATCAGCCCCCCAACTACCAGCCAGATTTCTTGGTAATCGGGGGGTTGACAGCGCGGCCGTTCAGGAGCACGCGCGCGCGTTCATTATACTATGTGCTTGCGCCCGGCGGCCGGACGGCCTAGATCAGTCTGGTCTCGCGGTACGGGGTCATTCCCCTCCGGTCACGCCCGCAAACCTGCAGCGCAGGGCGAGCGGCGGGACCGGCCGCGGGATGCTCACTATCACAATATGTTACTTCGGAACGGCGCGGACTTCTCGCATCCGCCTTAGCGGGAGCCGTTCAACTTCCCCAGCATCCATCGCACCAAGCACTATTTTTTCGTGCGAGTTGTTCAATGCTGATGCGGAGTTGCCCTACGGAAATGGGCCTAACTCGCATTTTCTCAAAAGTCGATTTGCTATGATGCTCCTGCGACGTGAGATCCGTCACGCCGCAGGCTGTTTGACAACTGATAGGAGAATGAAATGGATACCAAGCAGGCGCGTACCCTCCAGGCTGGTCAGCGGGTCTTCTTCCAATCCGACGCCAAGGTTCCCCAACCCGGAGACTTCGGCACCGTGATGGCGAAAGACTACGCCAGCATTCTGGTGAAGTGGGACGATGGGCTCGAAATCGCCTACCGGATTGTCCGCTGCGACTCCATCCACAAGGTCGGCTACATGGATGTGACCGACCCGCGGGTAGCCCGCTTCGGCTAACAACAACCGCCCTCGGCAACGGGGGCGGCTTCCTCTCACACACACCTATATATAATGTCTCGCTTGCGGCCTAAAGCGTGTGGCCGTCGCGCGGGTGTAACGTACAAGCTGCTGAGGCCTTCCTAGGAGCCAAAATGCGATGCAGACCCCGTTACGTCAGGAGCTTCCGGGTGTCCTTGTGACATCCTGCCTCTCTGACCTTCGCGTGGGGTGGTTCCGCTTAAACGGGGCCGCCCCACACCACTCCACACACACCTATATATAATGTCTGTCCGTCACCCCCTGATAGGAGACGGCCGATGACCCCGGACCGGCGCAAGCGGCGCAACAAGAAGATCCTGGCCAAGATCGAAAAGCAGTTAGAGGCGCAATGGAACGCCGACACGGAGGCGCTGCATGACATCCTCAACGACCGCGTGCTGCGCGATGTCTACCACGAAACCGAATGGCGGATGATATGGGACGCCGATCACGAGGCCCACAAGCTGATCTTCAGGGCCACCCGCCCGCATACGGGCCTGAACAGCGTCACCGCCATCATCGACCGCGAGGCTAATAAGTCTTGAAGCCCTCGACCTGGCGCTCGAGCCGCCGGTAGCCGATATTGACCACGTTCTTCTGCACCTTCGCCGCCCGCCCCGCCACCATCACGTCGAGCAGCTGCCCAATGAGCCCCAGCATGTCGACCTGATCGTCGTACTTGCCGGCCGGAAACGTCAACAACTCACTGCGCAGCGTCGGCCACCACTTCGCATTGCGCGGCACATACAGCTTGTCGAGCGCCATCCGGCCCCTGATCGACTGCGCCCGCACCGACTTGTCGCCGCGGGTCGGGAAGCCCTCGCGCGCCACATAAGCTGAGCGCTCGCGCTGCCGCCGATCGAGAAAAGGCCCCACGCCGGCCCTGATCTGCCCCTGCTCCTCGGCCCACGCCATCGGCTTCCACTTGCCCACCAGGTCGCAGAACGCCTCCACCCACTCGTCCGCCCCGGTCTGCTTCCTCCAAACATCGAGCAGATACATCCGGCCCTCCGGATCCAACCCGACCACGCCGTGCACCGTGTAGTCGCCGCCGTCCGCCGTCACCGCGTAGTCGCTCGCGCCATAAACCGTCAGCCGCGCGCGTTCCGGAATCTCACTCTCCTCGACCTCGACCAGCCACTCTGACTTGAAGTAATCGCCCTCTTCCGGCGCCGGCCGCTGCTGATACAGCGCACTCCACATCATCGGCGAGGTCTCGCGCTGGCGGCTGCGCAGAAACTCACCGTAGTTGTAACCCTTGGGATCGTCCCACAGATACTCACCGACCGCGCGGCCCAGGCAGTCGTTCTCCTCCGCAACGGCCGCGATCGAGATCACCTTGCCGCGGACCTCGCCGCGCCCGATCTGCTGCAGCACCATCCCCGAGATGTCGTCCTCATGCCATCTCGTGGCGATGATCACTCGCTTGGCATCCGGCTTCAACCGCGCACTGAAATCGTCCAAGTACCAGTTCCACCGCCCCTTGCGCACCGTCTCGCTGTAGGCGTCCTCCCTCGATCCGAATGGATCGTCGATAATACCTAAGTCTGCCCTATAACCCGAGATGCCGGTGCCCGCCCCGACCGCGTAATACTCGCCGCCGCTCTTCAAGCTCCAGCGCCCCGCCGCCTTGTTGTCATCGCTGAGCTCGATCCCCAGCATCAAGCTCTCGGCCGCGATGTCATTCCTTACCCTGCGCCCCCAGCGCTCGGCGAACTCGACACTGTGGGTCGCAAACAGGATCCCCGCCTTGTGATGATTGGCCAGATACCACGGCGGCAACAACACCGACATGAATGAGCTTTTGGCCGAGCCGGGCGGCGCAAAAATCAGCAGCACCTGATCGCGCCCGTCAGCCCGCAGAAAACTTTCCACCGCATCGATGATCAACCGATGATGCTGCGCCGGCTCATACCCGCGATACCGGCACCACGCCTCGAACCCGCGCCGCACCGCACGCCGCTTCTGGATCTCAACCGCAGCCCGCGGCGGACTGCATTGCTCGGTCGCAACCTCACTCATCGTGTCCACTCAATGGCGATATCGCGCAAACCGCTCCGCCTTGCTCGGCTCATCCGCCCGCGCATACAAGGTCTCGTCCTCCTGCGCCCGCCTGCGCGCCGCCTTGATCCGCTCACCAACATCTACCGTCACAGTCTGTAATCCGCGCGCCTGACCAAACCGAACCGCGCCGCCAATGGCCCGCTGCAAATCCAACGATAACTCATCCCATCTCACCGGGAACCCAAGCCCCGCAACCCGCCGATCGGCCCAGTCATCAGCCAACCAAACCAGCAACTCGTCAAACTCAGCCTGCGTCATCACACCACCACCCGCTTGCGGGCCGCACCCCGCTTCACACTCTTGCTCGGCTTCTTGCTCTTCTTCTTGGCCTCCTTCATGGCCTCCTTCACTAACCGCTCGTCGTAGTGCTTCGCAATTGCACTCCACAAAATCGCCGGATCAAGATCATCAATCGTCGGCTTGCGCGTCATCTCACATCAACCCGCATAACCTCGACAGGATCATGCCAGTTCGTGACCGCCATCTCCCCGCTCCCACTCGCCACACCAGTCGTCCGCCAAAACAACCGGCCATCGCCACTCCCGACCGTCAACCGCAGCAGCACGCGGCGCATAACGCCGACACTCGTTGTGTACCGCCTCGCCCGCACGACCAATCCGAAACCGAAACCGGCAGGTCACACAACACTGACCGTCCGCTATCGGCCCATCATCATCCGCATCAGCCATCACACCCACCCAGTGCATCACCACCCCGGCAGAATACACCGGCCGCAACTCGCAGCAACGAGCACCAACCGCAAAAACACGTCAACGCGTCATGCGTCAATCAACACCCTGGAACAAGGGGAACAAAGCCCGGGCCGCTCGCCTCAGCACTGAGCGCCACGTGGTAACCGTTTCCACGTCGAACCACCCAGCACACCAGCAACAGGTATCACCACAGCCCGCAAGAACACCGGTAAAGATAACCGCTAGGCGAAGCGGAGCCGCCACCTTAACGGTGGCTAGACCGTAAGCGGTCGGCCGTCCGTCAGTGGCCGCAGAGGCAGAACGGCAGGAACCGTAACAGCGGAGGTAAAGTGGTAGAGGCAGGAAGTGTCGGCAGAAACACGGTGGCGGGGGGGAGGTGAGGTACACCTACTAGACACTCTGGCCCCCCGGCTGTTTCCGGACATCCCCCCGGGTCACTTCCTGCCAGGATAGGGTGGTACGGCCGTTGCTAAGTATCTGATTTCTCAGGATTGTTCTGTACTGAGCCAGTATCGCTGTCTGGTTCGGGGTTAGCCGACAGCGTGAGCAGCGCTGGGCTGGCAGATGCTGCGATCCGTGCTAGCTCTTCGTCTGTCAGCGTCTCAGGAGCGCCGGATCGCACGATATGCTCCACTTTCTCACCGTAGACTGACGGTCTCAGCTTGCCTGCCTGCCATTTGTAGGCGTCGATCGCTACACGGCCAGCATGCGGGTCTAGTTCACCGCTCAACACACGCTCCGTGACATCGCTGATAGCCTCGAACTTTGCGTCGGCTTGTGCGGACCTCGCGCGCGCGTATTTGTCGGCAAAGTCTCCGTCTCTCTTCAACCAGTCAAAGACGGTTGAGATGTGCGGCATGCCCTGCATTTTACAGATTGAGTTGAGGCTTTGGCCTGCGGCTATCTTTGCGAGGATATCATCTGTCAGATGCTGAGAGATGATGGATGGCCGACCGAACGGTTCTTTACGTTGTGCTTGTTGAACCATTGCGTCGTCGCGCTTTCGCTCCTTCGCGGTCCTCGCTCGCGCTAGTCGCGCTTCGCTGTGGAAAGATAAGCCTGCGGGCGCGATGCGGGACGCGCGAGGAAAATCGGTTTTTTTCGCGACTGAAGCAACGCACCAGTGACAAAGGGCCGGTTTTATTACACTCGCGTCCGAGTGCGTTGCCGAGTGACGGTTTGGCCGTTTTGATCACTATCAATTGTAACTAATTTGGTTTGGCGATGGCGACGATCGATCCGGACGCACGGCGCGTGGCTTTGAAGCTGTTGGCGCAAGGGCTGGCGCGCCCGCGCGAGGTCGCCGACCTGGCTGGCGTATCGCTGCAAGTGGTCGACTATTGGATTAAATGCGCCGATATTAATTGGCGGCAGGTAAGGGCTAAGCGATTATTGAGCGCTTGGCGGAAGGGTATGCACAATGGCCCGCGATTGGTCGAAACGCAGAAGAAGCGATAATGCGCGCTCGAGCTTGCGCGAGGAAGCCGCTGTCATGCGGCTATTATTGGCCGACGACAAGCCAGAGCCCAAGCTTTCGAAGGAAGCGGCGCGTGCTGAGATGGAAGCGGCATTGGCTAACTATCGCGGCGCCATCAACAGATTGCCGACGGTGATTGAGGTGAAATGCTATCGCTGCAATCATCGCGGTCGCGTCCTAATGCCTAATGGCAATACGACCAAGCGGTTTAAATGCTCGAAATGCGGGGCGACCTCGCTGTAGATTATTTTCATTATTTCTCTTGTCATCCGCATTTGACGGTTGACAAGCATGTGGCCTAGTGTATGGTGGTCACACCGAAACGGGGTTGGCACCCCAGCACTGATAGGAGCAAGTCATGACAAACCCAGTTTACCTCGAGGCCGCAATGGTGCCGGCAAGCTTGCGCGGCGACTATAGCGGCAAGATGTTCAAGGCCGTCGTTTGCACCGAAACAACAATCCCGTCGGATGCCGGCTTGTGGTCCGGTGGCACGCGCGACCATTATTCGGCAATTGATTTTACCACTGGCCAGCAAGTTGCAATTCCTGGTCAACAGTCCTCGCCTTGGAACGAGGCAAGGCGCGACGTAGTGATGGAATTAAAGCCCGGTTTTGCCATCGTGCGGCATAGCTTCTTTTGCGGCAAGGATATGGGGTTGACGTTCTATGTGCATCCGGACAATGCAGCGAAACTGTTGCCGGCGCCGGCAGCGGAATTGAGCGAGCATGAAAAGCTCGTGCTGAATGCTACTTGTTCGTTCAAAGCATCGTATGGCGGTAAGGACCGTTACATGATGGCCTATGATGAGCGAAAGTACGGCGATATCAGCACGTTCCCGACGCGCGCGGACTGGCAAGTTGCAAAGGATTCGCTCATCGGCAAAGGCCTGCTCAATAAGGCCGGCGCCGTCACCCCCGCGGGCCGCAATGCGAGGCCAGCACGCTATTGATGCCTGATTTCGGCCTGTAACCCTCTCCGGAGGGTTATGGGGCGGAATCCGCCAAACCCCGTTGGCGCGGGGTCAACTGATAGGAGAACATCATGGAATTAAATCGGGGTTCAATGGGCTTCCGGCTGTTAACGCCGGGCAATCCAAAGACCGAAAAGGGCCGGGGGTTAGGCTATTGGACGTTCATCCTACACTTTGCGCCTGCCGACTTGAGCGGCTGGAACGTCTGCGCCATGTCGACGGCAGGATGTCGTGAGGCTTGCCTGAATACGGCGGGGCGTGGCGGCATCATGGCGGGCGGTTTGCTCACCTACGAGCAAGTGCAAGGAGGGCGCCGCAATGCCATCCAGTCGGCACGCCGCATGCGCACGCGGGCCTATTTCCAGCATCGCGCCGAGTTCATGCAGGTATTGGCCAAGGAAATAACTAAGGCAATCCTACGCGCCAAGCGGGAAGGCTATACGCCGGTATTCCGGCTTAACGGGACCAGTGATATCCGCTGGGAAACGATCCCGGTTGGCAATGCTGCCAATATCTTCGAGTTGTTTCCGGAGGTGCAATTCTACGATTATACCAAATTGCCGAATAGGAAGCATATCCCGGCAAATTATCACCTCACGTTCAGCTTGGCCGATGGCAACGATACTTTCGCAAGGGCCGCATTGGCCAACGGGATGAACGTGGCCGCTGTATTCCGGGATAAGGCAACGGTCGCGCGGTACATGGAATCCGGCATTACGATCGGCGGCGCCGCGGTGCCGGTGGCGCGCGGGGATGATACTGACCTCCGCTTCCTGGATGCGGCCGGCTGTGTCGTCGGCCTCTATGCCAAGGGTAACGCCAAGCGCGATATGTCCGGCTTTGTGAGGGATTAGCCATGAACAAATTAGTCGAGTTCGTTCGTGGCATGCTGTCCCGGCGGGAGGTAGTTCCTCCCGCCACCATTGAGGAACTGTGCGAGGAAGCCGAAGCGCTGCAAGACCTGAACGACCGGCTCATGAAAACCGGGCAGTACTTCAAGCCGCCGCGACGATAGCGGCCTAGGGTGCATCAAATTCTCGATGCACCACGGGGCGCGATTAGGTGCCAACTCCCGGCTTGGCGGCCGGGCAACTGATAGGGGATTTAGTTATGCGAAATGTACTTGGCTTGGCCGTTCTCGTTAGCCTCGAGGCGCTGTCCCTGGTGGCGCTGTCTGCCGCCTTTTTCGCCTTGTTCGTTTGGGGCGGAATCATCAGCGGTTCGTTCTGACAATCGGTCGGGCCCGGCAAGCTTGGCGGCTCACCGGGCCCTACACCGCATGCCGCCATCAAATGCCTGATAGGACACATCGATGGAACACGCGATGCCAAACGACGATAGCACCAAAGCCGCAGCGCTGAAACTGCTGGCCAGCGGACAAGCCACCGTTGCCGACATAGCAGCCCTGACCGGCAATTCCCGCCAGCTCATAGCCTATTGGGCGCTCTATGCCGGCATCAGAGCCACCACCACGCGCGCCAAGTACCTGGCCAAATTGTGGAAGAAGACGCTGCAGCGGCAGGGCTGAAAGACGACCAAATTCTCGTTTGCGACCAAATTCTCGTTTGCAAACCACCGCGCGGCGACTGCAAAATGATGTAATATCCGACAACTGATAGGAGCACAACATGAGGTACGAATTTATCATTCACGAAACCACGGAAGGCCATACTAGCTGGTACGAGGTCGGGCATTGGAAAACGGATCAATGGGTCAGCGTTTGCAACACCCTATGGCCACACCAAGCCAAGGCGTTAGTGGCTCACCTCAACAACGGAAAACCCTTCAAGGAATGGGCGGAGAAAGAGTGGCCATCGCCATAATTGGACCGCTACCGTACCAAACCCCGGAACCCAGTACCATATTCTGGTATTCCGTGTTGCCGCGGCCCGCACCATCCCCCAGCCCCCAGGGCCAAGGCAACAGGCCGGCCGTGACTTCGACCCACGGTCGGCCGCCATTTATCGGCGGTCGCGTTCTATCTGTTTGCGGATGCGGGTTATTCTGCGGCCGGGCCATAATGCCTCGCACAGTCGGGCCGCCTGCAATTCGTCATCGCAAACATTAATAACCACACCCCGGCGCCGGCATAATTCCAGAATGATCGCCGTGCGACCGGCGTCGTCGGTGTTGGTCCGGTGGCATAGCCAACCGCGCCGGCCGCCCGTGGCAGTGATGAAATACCACTCCTTGGCCGCCGTGCCATCGCTCGGCTGCCAAACCAGAGGACCAACGACCACGGTCTGGTCCCGGCTTTCACTCAACAGAAAATCAACCGCCCCCTCCACCGTGGGCGATAATTCCAAAGGGAGCCTCTTATGGGCCATAAGCAAAACCCTCATGGTGTTTTCTGGTGCGCCGGGGAATCCGTGGGCGCGTCCGAGGCCCTGAGGGCTACTCGGCAGCCTCCTCCCCCTTTTGCTCAATGGGCGGTCGCACGTCGCCGAAATGCGACGGCTTCCATCGAACGATGGTGGGTGCTCCACCGTCCTCTCTCTCCCTCACTGCAAGTTTGGCCGCCTTGCCCAGCGTCATGGTCAGCGAGCGCACCGTCGAGCCGTGGTGCCGCATGCTGACCACCGTCTCGGGCGCCATGCCCTCGGCCAACAGCCGGCGGGCGGCGGCAAAGAACGGCTCGCGCGCCTCGGCCAAAACCCGGCCGCCATAAGCCGGATCGCCAAGCCACGCGCAATAGCGCCCGCGGCCGCTCGGCGTAATCAGAATCTCAACCGGGTGGCTCATGAGACGGAACCTCCGCAGCCCGCGCCGCTTTCCTCAGCGCCCGGTATTTCTTCCAAAAGGCCCGCGACGCAATTTTCGCTATCCGGGTGCGGTGCTCGGGCGATAACGCCGCCATCCGCTGCTTGTTCGCCAACAGCGCCCATTTGCGGCGGTCGCGCTTGACCATGCGCGCGGCTAGTTTGTTCACGTAACTCAGCGTTTTGAGCTTCCGGCTTCCGGCGTAAGCATTGGCATGGCCCTCCGAACGTCCGTGCAAATGCTCGGCAATTTCGGCCAGCCGCTCCGGGTCGTCCTCGAGCACCAGCCGCAGCGCCAGCGCCCGCAACAGCCGCGGTAGCGTCTCGGGGCCTAAGCGTTTGGCCGGAATCGGGCCGAGCAGCTTGGCGGCGTGGCCGCTCGCTAGCCCAGCGAGTTCGTCGATCGTGAGCCGCGTCATGCCCCGCGTTTCGGCGATCGCCCGCAATTCGACCTGGATATCCTCCAGGCTCCGCACAATTCTCGGCTCTGACAACATTTCCCATCCCCATTCCTCCTATCAGAGCGTGAAAACCTGGTTATTCCCAATTATCCGATGCGGGTTTTTCAGCCGTGGCGCGATAGGCAACGAGCGCCTTCTTAGCGTCAGCCGCCGAGAATGGCCGCAAGCCCTTCGACTTCGCGCCGTTGAGCCAGAAATACCCAACCCAAATACCGGGCCGCGTTTCATCACGCCGCCAATCAAGCGGATCGGCGTCGGGTTGCTGCGACCGCTCAACCATCGCAGCGTATTGGGGGCTGTCCGGTGACACATAGACGTTGGCGCGGTTCTGTTTCACCAACCGTTCGTAACGCTGCGGTTGAATTGGTGGCCCTAGCCTACGCAACCGCTCGGCGCGGGCGATGTGGCTGTCACAGGCTTCGACAATTTCGGCAATTGACGGCGGAAACTTGCATTGACGTTGGATGCCCGTCGCCGGGTTGGTCACGTCGATGATGATGTCGTCCGGATAGCGCTCCAACACCGTCAGCAATTGCAAAATAAACCCTTCCGGGTCCGCAAAATCATCGCGCCGGTAAGCGCTTAGGATTTGTCGGCACTGGAGCAAGATCCAAGCGGAGCGGCGCGGGTTTGCCTGAACCGGGGACGTAGGCGGTGTCCAAGTCTTCGAACCTGTCGAGTATTCTGTCGGTGACGGCGAGTGCGGATTTTCGGTCTTCCTGTCCATTTTGAGCCCCTTGATAGGGCGAGGTCACCCAATTTCGCCAAGCCGCGGCGACGTTGCGGTGCTTCTTGCCCTTGTTGATGCTGTAATCGCGGAACCGTTGCCACTCGCTGTCCGTGCGTTGGCGGTTCCAGCCCTTGCTTTCCGCGAAGGTCCGATTTTCCTCGGATGCATCATCGGGAACGTCAAAAAGCGCAGAGATAGTTTTCTTTCTTACTTTCTTACTTTCTTTAGTTTCTTCTCTAGAAGTAGAAGTACCTATATGCATTTCCGTCGACCGTGACGCGACCGTGACGCGACCGTGACGATCGTCACGCTTGCGTTCTCGATAACGCCTTGATCGCTCAGCATCTTTACTTACAGAGCGTGACGCGTCACGTGACGCGACCGTGACGGACCGTGACGCGTCACGGTCGAATACGGCGACAATCGCGAGTAGCTTTTCGCCCTCAAAACCGAGTGCCATTAACTCGCGAAGTTGGTCGGCCGTCACACTCATGCCGACCTCCCTCGCAAAAGCTGCCATTGCTCCAAAGCTTTAATTGCCTCGTCTATCCCTTCGGCAACGCAGGTAAATCCGCCCGCCTTCTCGATGTCTGAGATGAACTCCAACTGGGCCGCGGTCGGCCGGCCGCCGGGGGCTTTCAGTTCAAGGGCATGGAAGCGGCCCTGATACAGCGCCACGATGTCGGAAACGCCCGCGCGAACCCCCAGCGACTTAGCAATGGCACCTTGGATGTAGAATTTTCTTCCACGGCCAGCGATGTTGTTGTTTGAATGCCACCAGACCACGCCGGGTCGGCCGCGCAGCCGGAGGTGGGCGGCGACGGCTTGATGAATCTGCTGTTCCACCCGCTGCATGGCTAAAGCATCTTCGCGATCATCATGCCGAGCGCCGTGATGCTGGCGATCGAGAGTGCCAAGACCACGACCAGGATCAGGAAGGCCGATCGGTAGGTGTCGAGGCTGTTGAAGCCGTCGCTCATTCGTTGCTCCCGGCCTCGGCCTTCCTCAGGAGTTTCACCATGGCCTGCCCGCGCGCCGCACTGATGAGTTCCGCGATCGAGGTTTTCATGGCCCATCCACCACGTCGCCTAGATGCGGGTCGGCCGCCTGCGGAGACACCCCAATGTGCCGCAGCAAGCCGTAGATCGCCTCCAGGTGTCCGCCGATGGCGACGAGGCTCGTTTCCCGCGCAACACGCTCGGCCACCGCCTGGTCGCGCTCGAGCACGTAGGACGCCGTTCGGCTCTCCAGCGTGGCGATGTGGCTGCGCAGCGTTTCGTTCTCGGCCTCGACTTGGCGGATGATGACCTTGGCATCGGCCAGTTCGCGGTAGGTGGTGTCGAGCTCATGCTCGCGGGTCTGCTGGCTCTCGATGAAGGCGCGCATGGCCTCGGTGCGGAACGTCGGCAGCATCGGTGCCGGCGGTAATGTGCCGTTGGTCTGGTCGTCGCTCATTGGGGGTGTCTCCTATTGTTCGAAGTTGGATTTCAGTCCGCTGTCGATCGACGGCGCCGACACTCGCCGCGGTAGTTTGGTGCCGGCCGGATGGCTCTCCGTGGCGCGCTCCGGATGCTCGCGGGCCAAGGCCTCCAACATCGCCTCGCCCGACCGCTCCAGCGCCGCTTGCTCGCCGGGGTCGACCGAAACCGCATCGCCCGGCGGGGGCTTGAAGTGCCGCCGCCCGCTCGGGATGCCGCCCCTCACGAGTGATGCGCCTGCTTGTGATGGTCCGGGCAGTAGGAGGAGCCCGACCGCGCCGTGGCCCCGCAGTAGTGGTAGGGCGGCTCGCCGGTCGGCCACCGGCAGTGGTGGTCGAGCAGGTCCATGATGGTGAGGGTGCCAATCGGCAGTGGCTCGGGTGCAGGCAGCGGTGGTGCGGGCGGAATGCGAGTGTCCATGGGTCTGACCTCCCTCGGCAGTGGACGACGCTTGCGTAGTGGCGGTGGTGGTGGGCTGGTCGGCTTGGTGCGGCGCGGCGGGCAGGTGTAGCCCTGGCGATGGCAGAGCCCGATGATGGAGTTGCGGCTCACGCCGAACACAGCGCCGATCTGGCTCGCCGTGTAGCCCTGCGCCCACAGATCGCGCACGCGGGCCTTGGCGGCGTCAGTCCAGGTTGCGTGCTGCCAAGCCATTTCGCCCCCGCGCTTTAGGCGTTGATTTTTTCGATTTGCGGTCCGGAAACTTAATGAGCCCGGGCGACGGCTTGCTCTTGCCGCGCGCTACGAGGGCTTTTTCCAGGAGGAGAAAACTGCCAGGGGGAACGCCGCGCCTCTTCCAGTTGCTGATCGCAGAAGGACCAACATCCAGAATGGCCGCTGTGGCAGCCGGGCCGCCGAGAGCTTTAACGATGGCATCTACGCTGGTAAGCATAGCACTTGGTATTCACGTCGCGTGAAATTGTCAATAGTTCACAAAGTGAGCCTTTCACAGCCTGTGAAGAGGTGCTAAACCGCGTTTGTGCCCAGAACCCAACGCAACATAGCCTATCGGCTAGAGTTGACCCGGGAAGCACTCGGCCTCTCGGCCGCCGAGCTTTGCAAAAATGTGGGGATGGGCCCCAACCAGTGGTCACAATATATCGATCCGGAGCACGGTCGCCGCATTACCGTTGATGCCCTCTATCGGCTCAAGGACGAGTACGGCGTTACGTTCGAATGGATTTACGACGGCGACCGCAGCCGCCTGCCGGCTGATCTCAATGAGAAGATCCGCGCCACCGAGAGGCTTGGCACTGTCGACCTGAGTCGACACCGCGGGCGCAGAACCACAATCAAAAAGCTGAAGATAAACTCACGCGACGTGAAATAACCTACTTGCATCTTCACGCGCTGTGAACTAAGGTCTCCCACCAATCGGGAGGCGCTTCATGCTGTTCGATGCCCCTCCCCATCGCGACGAGAGTTTGCCCAAGCCCGCCTGGGTTCGGATGGCGGGACCACAAGGAGAAACCCCATGTTAACTGCACAAGACGCTGCCGTAGCTAAAGGGATGTTGGCGCGTGGCGATCGCCAGCACGACGTTGCCGCCCATTTCCGCGTCAATGCCGGACGCATTGCCGAGATCAGCACGGGCGAAAAGTTTGCCGACGTTAAGCCGGCAATGAATCTGCCGACGCCGCTGAACAAAGGCCGGTTTGTCGATCCCAACGCGCCGCTGCACAAGCAGCAAGAGATGTTCGAGGCGCTGCTGAAAAACCCGCCCGAGAACAGCCGCACCATCGCCATCTCGCCGCAGTTGGCGGCCTGGATTCTCGACAAGTACAACAACAAGGGCAACCGCAAACGCAAGCCCGCTCGCATCCGGCGCTACGCGGAGGCCATGGATCGGGGCGAATGGCTCCTGACCGGCGAGCCGCTGATCTTCGGCGTCTCCTGCAATTGCCTCGACGGCCAGAACCGGCTCGCCTCCTCCGTCCGATCCGGCAAGACGTTCCTTACCGACGTTCGGTTCGGAATCTCCGACGAGGCTTTCATCGCCATCAACAGCGGCAAGTCGCGCACCAGCGGCGACGCCTTCTACACCGCATCGATCAGCGATCATGAGATCGTTGCGCCCGCGGTGCGCTGGCTGATGCTGTACCGGGCCGGCAACGTGATGTCGCGCGCCAGCTTTTCTAATCAGGAAATGTTTGAGTTCTATCGCGAGAAGGTCGACGAGGAATCCCTCTCGCAGGCCGTCGCGTGCGCGAAGAAAGCGGGGAAGGCGGTGCCGCGCGGGGCGCTGGCCGCTCACTTCTACCTATTCGAAAAGAAGCATCCCGCGACGATGAAAAGGCTGGCCGCCGACTTCGACAAAAATCAGCGCGGTGCACGCAAGCTAATGCAGTTCCTGGAAAAGGCCCGCAAGCAGAACCTCGGTCGGTTGAACGACCTCTGGATCAACGCGCTCCTGATTCAGGTGTGGAACGCCTACCGCGCTGGCAGGCTCGTCACCGCAAAAGATCTGAAGTGGAACGAGACCAAGGAGTACCCTGCCATTGCCTAACGTCAAGGATGTTGGCCTAGGCGGCATTGGGATGAATCCGGAGCGCCTTCGGGCGCTCCGACCCGAGACCGTGAAACAACTCGCTGAATCGATGAAGGTCAGCGGGTTGCTGCAGCCGATCGTGCTGCGGCCAAAGGCTGGCACCGGCAATGGCTACTGGCTAGTTGCCGGCCGGCACCGCTTCGAGGCCGCCAAGAAACTGAAATGGGATTCCATCCGCGCCGCGATCTACGACGGCATGGACTTGGATCAGGCCGAACTTGCCGAGATCGACGAGAACCTGATCCGCGCCGACCTGTCGCCCGCCGAACAGGCGTTGCACATCGATGCGCGCAAGACCTTGTATGAAAAACTGCATCCGGAAACCGTGAGGCCGGCTGGGCCTGGACGAGGGAAGAAAAACCACTCTCAAAATGAGAGCGGTTTTGTGAAGGACACCGCTAAGCAGACCGGTAAGGGGCGCAGCACCGTCGCGCGTAGTGCACAGCGCGGCAAGACCGGCCGCACATGGCTGAAGGACGTTGCTGGCACATCCCTCGATAAGGGAGACGAAATAGACGCTCTAATCAACCTGCCCTCCGATCAGCGCGATGCGGTGATTGCTCGCGCCAAGGACGGCGAGAAGGTCAGTGCCAAGACTGAAGGCAAGAAGGCTAGCCGCGCCAAACGGGAAAGCGAGCTTGCTGACAAAATAACGGCGCTACCTAACCGTCTCTACGGCGTCATCGTTGCTGATCCAGAATGGAAAGATGACGTTTGGTCGGAAGAGACTGGAATGAATCGTCATCCCAGCAATCACTATCCGACCAGCGATGCGGCGGTCATTGCCGCGCGGGATGTACCGTCGATTAGCGCCAAGGATTGCGTCTTGTTTCTCTGGACGCCCAATCAGCATCTGCGCACGGCGATCGGTGTGATGGAGGCTTGGGGTTTCACCTACAAATCGAATTACTGCTGGGGTAAGGACCGCGTCAGCACCGGCTTTTGGAATCGCAGCAAACATGAGCTGCTGCTGATCGGCACCCGCGGCCATGTGCCGTGTCCGGCTCCCGGTACGCAATGGGAGTCGCTGATCATGGCTCCGAAGGGAGCGCATTCGGCTAAGCCAGAATGCTTCTTGGAAATGATCGAGCAGTATTTCCCGAACATCCCGAAGATCGAGCTGAATCGGCGCGGCCCTGCTCGACCAGGCTGGGACGCTTGGGGCAACGAATTGGAGGCCGCGTGATGTCCGACCCCGTCCGCGACATCGTCGACCACCTAGCGAACCGCGCCGTGCTGTTCGAGGTCGACCCCGACCCCAGGCAGCCCAACCGCGTGCTCTACAAGATCACCGCCGCCAGCCGCGATGCGGTGCAGGGCGCGATCGCCGACATCATGCTGCGAGTGGATGAGAGCAGCGGCTACGCGGTGTTCGACGGGCCGCGCCGATGCGGCGAGGGGTTCGTGGCGCAGGGCTGCGTTGTGGTCTACGGCGCGGGGCGCGCGTCATGATGATGCTCAACGATGACGAAGTAGAGCGAGCGATCGCCGCCTGTGATGCGATCACTGACGCAATGGCGCGGATCGCGGCCAACCTTCAGTACGCGCAGCGCAAACTGGCCGCGATGGAGCGCCAGTTGACCGCTGCAAGTGAGAGCAGGAGGAATCCCGATGACACAAATTAACGTCGCAGTTCTCGATCACTTGCGCCGACATGGCGATACCGATCCGCACCGGCTCGCGCAGCTATATGGCAACCCACATTCCTGCGACTGCAGTCTTAGTCATGTTCGGCGCGTGCGGCGCTGGTGGCTGGGTACGATCTAGATGCTCAGTCCAGAACAGATCGCGGCTAGGCGTGGCCGGATGACCGCGAGCAGGGTGGCCTGCTTGATGACGGCTGACACCTCTCGCATCATGCAACTCTACATGGAGATGACGGAAGACCCTTCGTTCGTCCCTGACGACCTCTCTTCTGTTTGGCCAGTCCGTCTCGGCGAGTGTACGGAACAGCTTTCGCTAGATTGGTTTCAGGAAAAAAACGGCCTGCCGGTTACGCGCCGCGGCGAAGTAGTCGTGCATCCCGAGATCGATTGGGCGGCCTGCACTCTGGACGGGTTCGTGGAGGAGCCATGAGCTATGCCATCGAGGTTAAGCACACCGGCGGCCGGGAACCGATCGAGACAATCATCGAGCGATATCAGCCGCAGCTTCAGTGGATCATGTTCGTGACCAACACAAAGCAGGCCGCGCTGTCTGTGATCATGGGAGCCAACCAGCCGATCGTCGAATATATCGAGCGTGATGACGATTACATTGCTGAAATGGTGAAGCGTGCGACGGCGTTCATGGAGTGCGTTCGCACCAAGACCATCCCCGTCGACATTGCAGAGCCTGTGCCCGCACCAGTGCCCGGCAAGGTCTACGACATGTCGTCGTCAAACTCATGGTCGTCGGAAGCGTATCTCTGGCGCGAGAACATCGCCGGCAAACGACTAGCCGAGATGGCCGAGAAGTCGCTCAAGGCACTCGTTCCCCCTGATGCCAAGAAGTGCCACGGGGCCGGGATCTATATTAGTCGCGACAGGGTTGGGCGTTTATCATTAAGGGAAATATCAGATGAATAACATGGTTGCGGTTAAACAGAACGTAGTCTCGTCACGCTTTGGGTCGGATGAGGTTGAACTCATCAAGCGCACCGTCTGCAGGGGCGCAACCGACGACGAACTAAAGTTGTTTATCTATCAATGCGAGCGCACGGGCTTGGACCCGTTCGCGCGGCAGATTTATGCCATTAAGCGTTGGGACAGCAACCTGCGCCGCGAGGTCATGGGTATCCAGACCTCGATTGATGGCTTTCGTGTTGTTGCTGAGCGTACAGGAAAGTATGTGGGGCAAGTCGGTCCATTCTGGTGTGGAGCGGATGGCGAGTGGGTTGATGTTTGGCTGGATGACGAACCGCCATTGGCGGCCAAGGTAGGAGCCCTCCATACCGAATTTAAAGAACCGTGTTGGGGCGTGGCGCGCTTCAACTCCTATGTACAGAAGAACAAAGACGGCAAGCTCCTGAAGAATTGGGCAACCATGCCCGATCTGATGATTGCCAAATGCGCTGAATCGTTGGCGTTACGAAAAGCATTTCCGCAGGATCTATCCGGCCTCTACACGAACGACGAAATGCAATCGACGCCCATTGAGCCCACTGAAGCACCTAAACGCACCCCCAAGAAACCCGCAGATCTCAAGATGGCAAATCTCGCCGCGCCCGCACACGATCAGGAAAGCGGCGAGATCACAGACGACAATTCAGTAGTTCGGGAAGCCGACGCAGCCCCCCTGGTCGCTCCCGATGACTCCTCCGCACCGACTGGTAGGGAATACGGTGCGGAGGAGACCACTACCGACCGCATGGAGCGGCTCGATAAGCAGTTGAGTGTCGCCGCCACCAAGGGCACGGCCGCGCTCAAGGATGCGTGGGATGCGATTGGTGCCGATGACAGGCTCATCCTCAAGGCAGGCCTCGATAAGCGCCACAAGCGGACGGCGGCGGAAGCGGATAAGGCTGAGGTTGCGCCATGAAAGTCAGTGAACAGCGGTGGTTTTTCCCACCGTATCAAGACATTGAAACTCTCTCACATCACCTCTGCGTCTCACGGCGCACGGTTGATACGTGGGTGAAAACCGGCAAGCTTCCGCCCCCACGGGTGCAATATGGCAAGCGGATTTGGAAGTGGACGGACGTGGAGAAGTGGCTTGATGGCGACTCCACCATGGTATCATCGTCCCCCGACAAATTAGCGGCCAGAATAACGGAGGCGACCCGCAATGCCCTCGCGTCCCGTTCTCGCTAGGATCGACCCCGATAGTTTTGCCGCGGTGATCCGGGCCTACATCACGAGCCCCAAATTCCAGGCATATGCGAAAAACACCCGCATCATGTGGTTGCGTGAATTGTCGCTGGCCGAGATCCCGCCGCTGGGTGCGCTGCCGGCCGCGCAGATCCGGCCGTCGCTCATTCAAGCCTTCCTCGATGGCTATTCGGGCCGCCCCGGCAAGCAGATGGCCGCGCTGACCGCGCTCAAGCAGCTCGAGCGCTGGGCGGTGGTCCGCGACCTGTTGCCCAACGCCATCACGCTCGGCGTCGAGGTCGAGCACAGCGACGGTGGCCATGTGCCGTGGACGGACGAACAGGTGGCGATCGCGGAGGAGTTTGCGCGGCCCGACCTGGCGCGGGTGATTAAGATGGGCGCGAACACGGGCCAGCGTGGCTCGGACCTCGTCAAGATGAGGTGGGGCGACATCGAGGAGTTTCGCGGCCGGCCCGGCATCAACGTGGTGCAACTGAAGACCAAGCGGAAACTGTGGGTGCCGATGACGCAGACGCTGCA